TGTGATGTCCTCCTCAACATCATTTATATCAACTGTGATATTTAAATCAATATCCGGTTGTACCTTTTTCACGTATTCCCTTAATGCTTTAGAATCTCTAGCTAGTAATCCATTGTCAACAAAGTTTCTAATAACACCTAGTTCTCTATTACCTTCTACTGAGGTGATCATGAACTTCAATCTTGTAGATAATTCAGGGTTTAAATTTTTATCAATTTTCTTTAAACCGTCGAGTTCTTTCTTTACTTTCTCCTCATCCCCAACAGTCATTACTTTAAAAGTAATTTTTGTTTTTGTGAATGGAAGTTCATAACTAAATTCATTTACATAAGGGGTAATTAGACTTTCATCAAATTGTCTATCTTCTAAAGTTGTTAAATCAATAGTATGCTTTTGTCCACCGTAACTAAATTCATAGTCTTTACCGTAACCTAAGATCCTGGCTGCAATCATTACTGCATTTTGATCTCCTGTTATTAGTTCACTGTAATCTACTTTAGATACAATCAAAGACTGTAAAAGTTTGTCGATTACAATTCCTCTCTGAATGTAGTTTTGATTTGTTAGGATATCCTCCTCTTTTGCGGTCATGTACTTCATTTCAAGTTTACCGCTTGCAAGTGGAGAATCTTTAGGGTAGAGCAATCCTCTGGAAGGGAGATCAATAATCTCGGTTGGGAATTTAAATTCTGTCATATACTAATTTGTTGTAACTATTCTCTTATAAATATATACGAATTAGGCTTTATACGTCTACTAGAACGTATCTTCCTTGAAAATTCATAATATTATTTGCTGACCAGTCTATTTCATCTGTATCAATACCGGATTGTGTGAAAGCTTCTTTTAAGTCCATTAAGAATTCTTTCATTTTATCTGAAAGGTTATTGCTTAATTCTCCACCGTATATCAGGTAATCTTCTGCTTTAGTACTATTGGAGTTAAGTTCTTCTTTTTCCTCTTGTGCTAAAGGCTGTGCATCCACCATTTCTATCATTCCAGATTTAGGTCCTAGAACTTCTACTTTCTTGATAGGTATTATACTTGTAAAATTATGGTTTAAAAGTTTCTCCGCGTGTCTCAGCTCATCAATATCGGTAGTAAGCTTCAGTACTTGATTTCCTTTTTGAAGTGCTATACCATTATCTCCGGAACCTAACATAGTATACCCTTCGTCTTTCAACCTACCTAAAAGAATCTTTAAGTTCGTAGGTAAAATTACTTCCTGTAGTATAATGCTGAGTTTCATATAATAAAAAAGCCCTCCTATATAAATAGCAGGGCCTTCTTTTAAGTTTTTGTTTAATTTAAAAGTTAAGCACGCAATAATCCATTCCTAAAGTCATTGTGATATTCTGTGCAGCAGAATCGTTATCGAAGTTTAAGTCTCCAAAGTTTGCATTTTTGATGAATGCTCCTTTGATTACCCACTCAGATACTACGTCTCCTACTGGACCTACGATGTCAATTACAACATCCTTCTTATAGAAGTCAGAATAACCATCACGGCCAGTAACTGATTCATGGTGTAAACGAACCCACTCCATTACAGCCTGTGCTCCTGAAGGAGTGATTGGATCGAAAAGTGTTAAGTTTAAATCGTTCCATCTTAATTTACCTTTGATCTTACGGTAAACGTTAATATGGTTTAATATGATCTCACCTTGCTCAAAGCCTAATCCACTTACACCTTTGATAAGGTAAGCAGGTATTCCATCAACATACATGATGAATCTGTTTTGTACCTTTGGTTCAAAGGCGGTGAAGAATATTTCGTCTGATGTTAGAATTGCCATTGTCTTATTTAGTTATAAATATTACTGATATGAAAATTAAGCCGGGAATGTAGCTCCTGTTGGAGTAACGTTAAAGTCTAAGTAGATAAATTCTGCAGTCTTAGTTGGTTGAATGTAGATTTGACCTACCATTTGGTTTCTGTCGATTACATCTGGTGTGTTGTTAGAGTCATCCATCACTACTTTAAATGCATACAAACCTTGTCTTTGTTGTACTGATTCTAAGTATGGATTAACCTGTGCAAGGAAGCTATTTCTAGTTGCGACAGTGTTCTGTTCAAATACTAAATTATTAGCAACTTGAGAGATATAAGACTTTAATGCAATTAACAATCTTCTTACATTTACTCTATCCAAAGCAGATGCTTTTTGTTGTAATGTCTTTTGACCGTAAACCACTACTCCAGTTCCTGGGAATGTAGCAATTGGGTTAACTTTATTACTGTATAAAGTATCTCTGTCAGATTGAGCTAATTTTCTTTCTGCTCTGATTACGTTCCCTAACCCACCTCTGTTGATACCTGCTGGTGCAAACCAAGGCTCACTTACTGAATCGTTAAATGCATAAACACCTCCGATCAAAGCTGAAGCAGGAACCCAAACCTGTTGTCCAGAATCTGGATCTAAGATTTGTAACCAAGGCCAGTATGAAGTAGCATAGGAAGTGTTTCTAGAAGCTGCTTGACCAGTCACTGTGTTGACTTGTGAATTATAAGGTACTAAGTCTAATACGTAAATGCTATCACCTCTGTTCTGTGTGTTGCTGATGATAGTAGTTGCTTGTGAAGTATGTAATGAGTTAAATAAGCCAGGAGTTAGTAATACGTTAAATTTGTAATCGTCTTGGTTAGATAACAAGTTGATCATATTATCGTAGCTGCTACTTGGAATACCTTGTGACTTGTTACCATCAAGGATTGTATTGTAGTACTGTGCACCTGCCATGATCCCACCTGTAGCACCTGAGAATGAACTTGATCCATTAACTGGGATGTAAGGGGTGAAAGCTGTTTTAGCTACTCCTGAGTTATCAAAGTAATTAGGAGTTGGATTAACTACTGATCTTACTCTGATGTATTTTGAATTTACCGGGAAAGATCCTGTTACTTCTAAGTAGTAACTTGTTCCTGAAGATGCATAAGTAAATGATTGATCTCCGATCGCTTTAGCAACATAATTAGGAGAGAATGGATCTAATGTTAATCCTGTCCATGTTTCTAAGATTATTGGAGTGTTTGTAGTATCGGCACCTTGTCTTACAAGCAAATCAAATGTTCCTGAAGAGGTATTTGAATTTACAATCTGCAATCTTACGTTATCTGTAGAACCACTTACTAGAGCTCCTCCAGTCTCAGATCCTGAGTTGTTCATAAGAGCACCTTTTGAAAGTGTTTCAAATACTACTGAACCTGAAGTGCTGCTTCCGCTAACTGAGGTTGTTGCTGAGGTGTAAGAACCACTAACAACTCTTGCCACTAGAAGAGATTCTCCTCCATTTGCAAAATAGTTATAAGCCGCAATTGAAGTAAAGTATGTGTATACCCCGCTTCCACTGGTAAAAGTAGATCCGAATGTGTTTTGAAATTGGCTGTATGAAGTTACAACGGTTGGTACTTCTACAGGACCTAGTACTGTAGGGCCAATGATTGCTGCACCTACGGTTACTGGTTGTTGGGTGATGAATGAAGAGTCATTCTCTCTTGCAAGCACCCCAGGTGATATTAATGTTTCTGCCATCTTATTAAGTTAGTTAATTAGTCTAATATAAATAGCTATTCCTACTGCAAAAAAATTACACTACCAACCTACTTTAAATCGCAGCTGTGTATGTATTTAATGCGGCGTACAAGATACCTATTTGAGTACTGTCTAAATAACCTCCCCAGAAATCTGCTTTAAATTCAACCAAGCTATTTGCAAACCATTGTGGTGCAGGTACCCCTCGAGCCATAATATAAATTGGTGACGATGAAGGTGTTGATGAAAAGAGAGTGGTTGGTGTTTGTGCTGTTGCATTATAATACGGTGTAATGTTACCGTTTGCGTAGGTTACTGCTCTAAGTTTAAGATTTGACGGAAGGTAGTTGTTTGCTGGTGAGTTAATGTAGAATCCTTCAAACTTGCTTCCACCTGGGGATGTGATGTAGGTATTTATTATACTGAAAACGCCTCCGCTTCCTCCTCCGTGGTATCCTGTATCCACATTGATGAGACCATTACTATACCCAACTTCGTTTGTGTAAACACCGTGTGATGCACTTGCTTGGGTATAGTTAACTCCTAAAGTTGCATTCCAGCCTGGGTTTAGGTATGTAGTTGCTCCGTCTCCAATAAACCCTGTGTTTACTGCAAAGTTTGGATTATTAACCGGAACTGCTCTATACTGAGAAGGATTCCTCCAGTTTAGTGTTGCAAAATTAGAATCTCCATCTGTTGCAAATATGTAGAATAAATCTAATTGACTCCAAATTGAACCTGTCTTTAAAGTCTGTATTAATTGACTCTGTAATGCTCTTTGTGCTAAACCTGGTAGAGTATACCCTTGAGTAGTTGCATAAGTCAATACTGCTTCATAATCTACATCATAAAGACTACCAGTTGGTGGTGGTGTAGGAGGTATTGATGCAGTTGGTGCTGTTACCGGGATTGGAGCAGGTATATCTGAGAATGTAATTGGGGTTGTTCCTGCTACTGCACCCGGTGTTCCTACCACTGCTGCCACTGGCTGACTTTGGTAAACCGGCGGTGGGGCTTGTTGTGTAAATAGTACAGGTGCTCCTGTTCCTGGTCCTCCTGCAGAATCTACTCCCTCTAGAGTAAAATCAAGTCTTGCTTTACCAAAGTATTTATTGATAGCAGTTGTGCTTTTCTGTACTGTCTCCGGTATTAAGTACCCATTTAATTTAACGGTAAAAGTACTCCTAACTATTCTTTCACTGGTCTCATTTAACTGTGTCTGGAATCCGAAAGAATCAATCATTGCTCTGAATTTAAATCTTTCAGGATTTCCCCAGTAAGAATCAGAAGCGTATTGAATTGCCTCTACTACTTTATTTAATTGTTCTACATAATAAGTAAAAATTACAAAAGTGTAGGTTGCTGTAATGTAATCCGGAACTACTACTGCGTAATATTCATTAGCAGGTTTTCTATTATTTAAAACATCAAAGTTTGAATAGGCTTTACCTGCTGAGTATCTTTTAGGAGTGATTGCATAATTGTGAGGATTATTAGCATCTAATTTATTTGCTATTGCTCTATTCTTATCTATGCTTTCTCTCTTAAAAATAATTAAAGGAGCCATTAAGGAGCCTTTTAAGTCTCTTAAGTAACCGTCCTTTTGGTATGATTTCCATTTTTCCGGTGATGCATATAGTACAGGAACAGTTAGTCTTTCTCCGTTCTGAGTTACAACTGGTTTTATTATATTCTCAAAGTAGTAGAAAATTGCTTCATCAATATCCTGGAGTCCTACAGTGAATGGCTTTGTAGTATCTCCTTTCCAGGAAGTCTGTAATGCTCTATTATTTTTTGCTGGTTCGGCGTTATTAGGATTTCCCTGCCTTTGATCAAAAGGAGTCACAAGAGAGTTACTAATCTCTTTCTGAGTTTTTGGTATTGGTTTTCTTCCTCTTGCCATTATAATCTCTGTTTGTCGATTCCTATTCTATCTGCCGGTACGTAATGGGCTGTACAGATTACTGATACATTATAACCAAAGGCACTTAGGTCTGTCTCTAAAGGATTTGTTCCTGTAGAATCATTATAAGGATAGTCTGGATCTTTACCGACATATAACTGACTTATATTCTCATTATCAATCTCCCAGTAAGCGTCCTGCCACATTATAATGTCTCCGATCTCCGGAACCGTATTAGCTTCTACTAAGTCATCTCTTAAGAATCTAAAATTAACCGGCCAGTTGAATCCTACTAAATCATCTTGAATAGGTGCTGATTGGTCTCCTCTTTCAATTAAAGAGTAAAGCAATAAAGGTTCATCGTAAATTCTTCCTCCTGCTGTCTCTCCGTAAATATTAACTGTAGTCTCTGTAAGGTTACATTTGTAAAAAACAACCTGCTGGGAAATGATATTACGCATCAACTCGCGGTTGACGTGTCTAAACATACTAATATCCCTTGCCTCGCCGTATAATGCCATTACAGATCCTTTATTTTATGCAATTGTTTTGTGCTATATTTGAATTTTTTTAATTCAGGTATAAGTTTTAGAGCTTCTGCTCTTATTAATTCAAAGGTTTCGGTTCCTGGTTTGGTTGTTACTACCTTAATTTCGAGCAAGCCTCTAGGTTCTAAATCCTCTTTATCGGTTTTATTATTTACAACTGTTACGTATCTTACGCTCCTAATCAATTGAGCGACATCCGTAATATTGGTTGAATCATCAAATTCCACATACACCAGAGTCTGGTACATATAAAACTGAATTTCATTTAATATATTCACTAATTTCATTATCCTATAAAGATTAATTGTGGAACTAGGTTAAGTTCTTTTTGTTTGTAGTCTGCCTCTGCTGCTCTTCTTTCTAAAAGTTTGTCTCTTGAAGTATCCTCCAGATGCCCTCTTAGTTTTTCTACTAGGAAACTCTTTTCAGCAGTTGCTGCTGCTACTAAGTCTCCGGAGTTTAGAGTAATCTCTGCTCCTGGGATTGGGATAGTAGTGTATTTACCTCTAACATATCCTAGCATTTCTTTACAAATTGCTAAAGTGTATTCAAAAATCCACTGTCTACCAATTGAGTTGATTTGGAGATAAGTTGGATTGGTATAAGGTACATTAGAAACATTGGAAACAACCCCGCCGTTATTCATGGTTGGGTCTGTTAGACTGTTTCTTTCTGAGTTTTTAATATATTCAAAGAATATCTTTCCTCCTTCTACTGTTGGAATAGGGAAGATTCTTAATTTATTGTTTATAATCTCAAATGAATACTGTGACTTTCTAATCTGATCGTTAAATTCAATTGCTTGAATCTTCTGAAGATCATAATTGATAGGCATTAAGAGGAAGTTAATAGCTGGAGAATAATTACCCCAACCAAAGGTATCCAATAAATTCATCATTCCGGTTCCGGTTCCTGCATAAGGATCAAAGTAACGTACAATTGCTGGTGGTGCTTCATAAAACACCCTCTTAATCTCAATTGTATCTCCGGCTGATAATGATGCTGAAGCCTGTGCCCATGCATTTAGATCGTATAACTGATGATTTGCTGTTGTGTAGACTGAACCGGTATAATAAGGAACCGTTCCTCCAACTCCAACTTCCTCTCCATACTGTCTTGAAAGTCTGATGATTCCGGCAAAGTTTGGCTGTATTACTGTATGATTTAAAACCGAACCGGTTGCTGCTCCTTCCATTGAAAGGTAGTCTTGTCTTACCTTCCAGGCATAAACTTCGTTACCGTAGGTTGTTACTGCTTCTTCAAAGGCAGTATAGAAGTTAATATCCTGTAATTCTATGTTTTCTATAGGGTATCCAAGGCGTCTGGCACAGAACGTAGCTACCTTATCGGCATCTGTCTGAAACTGATAATCATAGTCGTAAAACCCAAAAGGAGTATCTCCCGGGAAGAAGGAGGATGAACCAGGGTATATTGGGATGTTAGCCATATACTAATAAATAGTAGTAGGCTTTTAATTAAATGCTTAGTAGTAAACTACATGGAAATGAAATAAATCTCCATTTCCGTTGTTCCCAGTAAAGGATAAAGTTCCCGCGGTTAGTGTTCCTACATTTACTGTCCCGGTGTATGGAGAGGATCCAGACAGGGCTACTGTTACAAAGCAATCTACTCCTAGAGTCTTTGCTGCAAGTTCAGGTAACGGGAAAGCAATTGTAGCAGGAGAACCACCATTTAATCTAGCGGTTCCGGCAATTATTTTTGCACTTTGAATAACCGGACCTGTACCGTTGGGATAAAAACTAGTATCTAAAGTCTGTGCTTCTCCGGTGATATCCCCTTTCAAAGATCCTGTGAATCCATTATAAGATGTTACTGATCCGGTTAAAGTTAAAGAACCAGATAAAGTAATATCATAAGCGGTCGTACCGTTGAAAGCATCTATTGATTGTGTTACGTGACCTACCTGAATGGTAGCTCCTGTTGTTATTCCTGATTTTGTTAATGTTAAAGCCATTTAGTATAAATATTAGAATATTATAAAGGATGAAGTTCCTGCGGTTCTAAATACGTGGTAAGTGTATCCGGCTGATTGGGTTATTTCTCCTCCAATTGCTACTGGTGTTCCTATATAACGTATAGCTACTATACCTGAACCTCCTGCTTTCCCGTCTGTACTCCAACTATCACCACCTCCACCTCCGCCAGTATTTGCTGATCCTGTGGTTGATGTCCCTCCGGCTGTTATATCACCGTTTCCTCCTCCTCCGATACCTCCTAATCCGCCGCCACTAACGTTTTGACCTGCTCCGCCACCTCCTGCAAACCATCCTGCTGGTGATCCGCCGATAGTTGCAAATGATGCTATATAGGATCCTGATCCTCCGTTTTTACCTACAGCGATTGATCCTGCACCACCTCCGCCTCCGCCTTGAGCAGCGCCTTGTCCATCTGTACCGCTGTTACCTTGTCCTAATGATCCAGTTCCTGCAATACCCGCAGCACTTGGATATGCAGCTCCGCCACCTCCACCTGAACCTCCATTACCTCCGTTTTGTGACATGCCGCCGCCGAAACCACCGCCCAATGATATTATAGCTCCTAAACTAGAGTTTTGACCATTTGTTCTTCCAGAGCCGCCTGTACCACCATTTCCAACAGTTACTTGAAAGTTTCCTGGGTTAAATATGTAGTTAGAAAAGTATTGTAATCCGCCAGCGCCACCGCCGCCTGCGTAACTATATCCAGCTCCGCCACCACCGGCAACTATTAATAATTCGTATTGTTTTTTGCTAGTTTCTGTGATTAATGGTTTTGAAAATCTAGGAGCAATTGCATTAAAATTTCGTACCGGTTGTTCTACTGTGGGGTTAAGGTATATTTTAGTGTTATAAATTGAACCTGAAAAAGCTTGAGATGAACTAGGTGCTGAATTGCCTATGAATAGGCTTCCTGTGTTGGTTAATGACCCACCTGCACTTCCTGTTGCTCCCCCAATAATAGCTCCATCGATATAGAACCCTGAAGCTGAGGATGCAGGTAAAATTCTAACATCCACTTGATAAACAGATCCTGTTACAAAAGTAGTTGATGAACTAATTGACGAAGATACTGTAGATGAAATTCTGAATTCTGAAAATAATTTACCTGACCCATTAGAACCTGATAAGTAAATTCCCCAATTTGGAAATGAACCAGAGTTTTTAGAAGCTAAATAATGAATACCTTGTATTCGGTCCGGTTGAAAAGCCATCTCAACGGTAAATGACCCTGTTCCAAAGTTTGCAGACGCAGTTGAGAACGTAATAGATGCTGTTGGTCCGGAAAATACCAAACCTCCTTTAAAGGCTGTTGAATAAGCAACAGAACCTGTTATAGTTCCACTATTATTATTTGGTGTTACATCCCTCCAGGTTGTACCTGTTCCTGGGTATGAATTAGGATCGGCAGCATCAACTGCCAATGCTAGTCCGTCTGTTACTATTTTTGCGAATGCGTATTGTACTGCCATTTAGTTTTATTATGTTACGTAATTTATATATTGAGATAAAGCATCGTATATGTCTGTTCCTTGACTTGTTACTGCAGACCCAAAGCCTACAAAGGATAAGGTTGAAGTTGAGTACGTATTATAACCACCTGCTACTCCTCCTTTCCAAAGTCCATCAGGGTTAAAGGCACTATAATCACTTGTTGGTGATGTTGAAAATATATTGTTATTGTATGCATATCCTGTGTTAGATAGTACAGAAACAATTTTAAGTCCCGGACCCGTTAAGTTAGCGTAGAATCCTTTCCCAAATGTTAACTGATTTGCGCTATAATTACCTACTGTATTACCGGTGGAAGCATATCCATCACGAAGAACCATCTGACTATCAGTATTAGGTGTCCAAAACATAAAACTAGAATTATTAACAGCAAAGCTAGAACTGAATGTTAATGCTGCGGCTTGCGTTCCGTCGCCAGTAACTCCAGTACCGGGAATCCATGTGAATCCAGCTGGTATGGTGATAGCAACCGTAGGTCGCTTCCAGTTTAATGAAGCAAATTGTCTAGATGTTGGATTAGCGTATACATAAAAATCACCACATATTGCCCAATACCCACATGATTTTAACTTAGTGATTAGATTAGAATCTATAATCTGCTGAGTAGTGTTAGGAAGTGTATACCCTAATGCAGTAGCTCTAGCTAATACTGCTTGATAATCAGTATCTAATCCTACTGAGGTTGGTGATGGTATTCTAGGTAGGTTAAATCTTACTTGTGGTATTATATAATTAGTAACTACTTTTGAAGTACCGAATGCTGCAGTATATGCTTTAACAATATAAAAAGAACCGATGAAGCCTTGTGATGTTGATCCTGTATTAGCAGCTCCTAGTAAGAAACTACCTGTGGATAAACTACCTGTATATGGTGTGGCAGACCCAGTTGGTAGCCCTGTATTTATAAATGTTCCGTTACTGTAGAAAAAAGTTGTAGCACCTTGTATGTTGGGTACTACAGCAATATCGTAAACTGAACCTGTTGTGAATGTATAAGAGGCTGTAGATGATGCTGAAATTGCTGAAGTATATCTAAATTCTGAATATAATTTACCTGATCCTCCTGAACCTGATAAGTACAAATTCCATACAGGAAATGATCCAGAATTTTTTGAAGCTAGATAATGAATTCCATTTATTGTAGATGGAGAGAAAGTCAATTCGACTGTGAAAGAATTTGAGCCATAGGCAAGAGATGATGTTGGAAATAATATAGCAGAGGAAGTATTAGTTGAAACTAATCCCCCGTAATATGAACTTGAATAAGTAAATGAACCGGTGATTATTCCTGTGTTGTTATTCCCGGAAGTATCATTCCAAGTTGTACCTGATCCTGGGTAGGAGTTTTTATCAGCGGCATCCAACATTAAGGATAAGCCGGAAGTTACTAATCTAGGTCCGTTGTTAAATGCCATAATTTATTATAAATATTACTCCTGTGTAGGAATTTCATCTGGCATTGGGATTGGTTTAGGTTTGTATTCAATGCGTGGGCATTGTTTGATCCATTGAAAGTCTGGATGAACACATTCCTGCTGTTCTCCTAAGTCAATAAACCAGTTGCTATCAGCATCTTGTCTTGGGTAAAAGAAACAATCAGGGGCAAATTTCTTGCCGTTTATTTCTTGGTATTGTTCGAGTGTTATTAGAACTACTTGCATGATTATACGTTACGCCCTAAAGCGGTTTGATATGTTTGCATTATTGAATATAAGGTGGCTGTTTCTGCAGCTGTTAAACCTGATCCTACTGTAAAGAAGTTTATTGTACCGTAGTATGGTTGGAATCCTGACCCATTAAAAATTTGAATTGAGCCGTTATTAGTAGTTGAATAAGCATTTGTGTTATCTCCAGATCCATATAATACGTTTGATCGATAAATATACCCTGTTGATTTAGTAGTATCTAATCTAGATAATATAAAATAACCTTGTCCCGAGTTGTTTGATATAGTTGCGACAGTAGTGTTTTTAAAAGAGAAATAGGTGGTGGCGGCAGGATTTCCGTAGGTTGGTGAAAAATAAATCTGAGTTTGAAAATCATTTCCGAATTCACTGTTATGTATACTACCTACAGAAGATGTTGTGTAGTTATTAACACCGATATGTATTGATTCTGTAGGTGATAATGCTTCAGATGGATTCCAGTAAGTATCCATATAACCTCCGGCTGTTGACATACCTGTTGCTGTATGTGTTATTGCTCCTATGTACTGTATACGGAAAG